CAGAGGGTGTCAGTGGTATAGCTAAGATGTTACAAACAAATAAGATTGCTAAAGTTACATTAAGATATGCAACTGATGGTGGTGGTATGGATGAGGTTACTACACCTATCCCTAGATTAAATGTACCTCGTATGTTTAATGGAAACCCTTCTCAAGCTAGACTGTATGCTAATCATATAGTTGACTTAGTTAGATCAGGAAAGAAAGCAGAAGCAAAAGCAAAACTAATGGAGTTTGAAGCAGAGTCTGGTGATCAATGGCATCATAGAGTTAATGCTATCGTTGAAGGTATAAATGATTTTGGTGATGAAGGTGGATTAACACCTAAACAAGTTAAATTTATGCTTGGACAATTCAGAGTCATTCAACGTAAACCTTTAGATAGTAGTGGTACCTTCTATGAGAAAGCTTCTGTTACTTCTAAGTTATTACGAAACATTAATGCTATTACTCTTTTAAGTTATACAACATTAACATCTATCCCTGATGTATTCCTACCTCTTATAAGAAGTGGAAGTATGAAATCTTTTATTAAAGGTTGGAAGAAATTTGCAACAGACAAACATTATAGAGAGATGTTGTCTCGTACAGGATTGAACATAGAAAATATTAACCATGATAGATTGGCTGGTATGTATGGATCAGCAGGTGGACGATCAGCAAATAACTTCTTCCATGTTACTTTACTTTCACAATGGACAGACACAATGAGAAAGCTAGGTGGTGCAACAGGTTTTGAAACTATGCGTACCATGAATAGAATAGCAGCAGACTTGTATCGACCAGACGGCAAGATGCCTGTTAAGTATCGTACAGCTGCAAGAATACTACGTCAGTTTGGTTTAGAAGATTATGCTAAACCTGATCCTGAAACAGGTAGATTTAAAATGATTGGTGAAATGGGTGAGATGATGGGTGGTACTGATTCAATGAGATTCAGAGAAGCTATGATTAAATTTGCTAACGAAACAATCTTTGCACCTAACACAAATGATAATCCTTTATGGAGTCAAACACCTATTGGATCAATGATTTATCAACTTAAATCATTCCCTGTAATGATGGGTAAACTGACAGCCAATGTATTGAAAGAAGCAAAGCAAGGTAATGTATCCCCTCTTGTTTATCTCATGACTGTAGGTACAGGATTGGGTGGTGCAGGATCACTAGCTATGAAAGACATTGTACAATTTAGAGGTGGTGAAGATCAAGATAAAGCACAATTACGTGAGAGACTATTAACCAATATATCTAAAGAATTTGGTAATAAAGATGGTAAGATTAAATGGGTAGATGGATTAGAAAAAGACTTATCTTCTTTTGTTAAAGAACACCCTGAGATGTTATCAATAGCATTAGCTGCTGGATATAATCCTAGTATGCATGGTAGTGTTGATTCATTCTTTGGATGGTACATAGAAGCTTTACTACAGACAGGTGGTTTAGGTATGGTTGGTGAGTTACTTTATAACTCTGCCGCACAAGCAGACAATGGAGCATATGGTTTCCAACGTATGGCTTCATACATATTAGGACCATCATTCGATACAGTAGGAATACAAAGCTTTAATGCATTATCAGGTGCATCTGAAATGATAGCAGATGCAGGTGGTGCTGATGTTACCAATGCTAAACGCAGAAGTCTAATAAGAGGATTGTTAAATCGTGTACCTTTCTTAGGTGGTAACAAAGCATTTAGAGAAAAGGGGACGAACTTATTGGCAGGAGATGCACAAGATACTGGAAGAAGATCCGCATTCAGGGGATTTTCTGGATCATTTGGAAAAGGATATTAACATGCCAAAAGTTGGAAAAAAAACTTACCCATATACTGCCGCTGGAAAAGCTGCTGCAAAGAAAGCAGCAAAGAAAACTGGTAAGCCTATGGTAAACTCAAAATCAAAAAGCAAAAAAGGTTATTAATCTTTTACTGAATCAGGAGGAACGAATACACCTTCCTCCTTTTTCTTTTCTTCTTGTTGCATTTCCTTACGTATTTCTTTTTTAATATCTTTTTGTATTTCTTTACGTATTAATTCTTTCTCATCCTCAGCTATAACTCTATCAAGATAACGTAGCTTTGCTTTATCATCCATGATTTTCCACTCAGCATCTTCTATCTTTGCTTGAGTCCACTTATTGTTTTCCATTTCATCTAATTGTTTTTTTGTGTAAGCCCAATCACTCATTGTCTACTACCTCTCCTCCACACGCAGCGTATCCAGCAATGTCTACCCATGAATCCATATGCTTTGGATCTTCTTGTAATCTAGCTATCTTAGTCCACACCATCATTTGCACTAGCTGTGCTTGTGTAACTTCATGACCAAGTATTAATTGCCATCCATCTATAATTCTTTTAAAGTTTACTTTAGGATCACCATACTTTTGTTGTCTGTCACCTGTTATTAACTCTTTTGCTTTCTCTAAAACGTCTGCTTTTTTCATTGGAAATTTCTTATTCATTTTATGCTCCATATTCTAATTGTAATGTTAAGGTGTTTATCTCTACGTCAAAGTCTCTTACTACTGAACGCAACTCGACTATCTCTCTTTCAAGATGTCGCTTCTTATCTACTGCTTTAGCACGTTGATGTCTGACTTCATCAGTAAACAAGTCTCTCTCTGAATCAATATCATCTATTCTTTCTTGTATACTTTTCTTTTCTACTTGCTTTGATTCTATTTCCGTTTCTTTTTTATTCTTATCGTAACCAAGCTTACGTATTATATCAATTGTATTACTCATATTGATTCACCATTCTTTGAAATTCATCTTTTAAATCGGACATCTTGCTTTCCCTTTCCGTTTTGTTTATTATTTTTTTAGCGTCTCTTTCTTTCTTCGATATTTCCCTGAGTCTTTTCGTGTCTGCCAAAGTACATTTTTCAAAATAAGATTGAGGAATTTTCCCTAACGTACTCCACGCAGTCATGAAGTACCAAAGGGTTTAGGAAGAAATAATGTGTAATCATCACAAGTATTTACTGCTTCTTTGTTGTGGCTGTTACACCACCACGCCTTGCCTCCAGTGTCTGCTGCAATGGCATGTTTACAATTGTGACAAGCAGGGGAAGGTTTTAATCCTTCCCAACATGCTTCTCTTTTGAAGCATGATTTACAACGCCAATCAGTTTTATCTTTAGCAATGCGTTTACCTTCATTGTTTAAGACAACATTGATTCTACGTAGTAACTCTGAGTATTCGAATTCATCGAATGTAATTATCTCTGATAAATATTCACTGGTGTTTTTATTATAGGATACAAAGCAAGATTTTTTTATATCACTTAACCCCATCATTAACTGTACCTGTGCGTAGTATTTATAGTCTGATACCTTAACACCAACCTTCTTACATCTGTTGTGTCTAGTAGCATTCATACTTTTAATTTCTAATAAGTGTAACTCTCCATCAATGGTTATGTTACCATCTCCACTACCCGACACATGATTACCAAACATAGAATAATAAAATTGTTTCTTTGTTTCAGGATCAACTTCGTCTACTTCGTATCCAGCTTTTTTTAAATCAGCGACAACGTCTTCTTCTATCCTGTGACCATCTCTAAATATTCTTTTGATACGTGCCTGTGGTGGTGTTTCTGGAAAACCTCTATGACATAAACTTATGTAAGCATCACATGGATGACCAACACCTGATGCACCGATGTATTGTCTTGTTTCTTCTTTAGGCATGTCATCATATGCCTTGTCTATCTTACTAATTATATCGTCTTCCATTGTATAACTTATCTTCTTGTTCTTTTGTGATGAGTCGGATACGATATCCTCTCTCTGCTACTCGCATACGAGAGTCTTTATCCTGCTTTTTTAAATGCTTGTTGATCTTATTAACAACATCATTCTTCTTTCTCATCGGTTTTATCCTCGTGTGTGTGTTCAATAATATCGTTCATTCCTGAAGCGATTTCTTCTAGTTCTTCTCTTGACATACTAGACAGTTCTTTATCTCTTATGTCTACCTGTGCGTAGGTCATGGATATGTCTGGTATCACCTTGTTTAACAAGGCAGTGAATACTCTTGCTTGTGTAGGAGTCCAATCAATCTTACCATCGAGTACTTCTTGTGCCTTGTTTAAATTTTTTGTTAAAGAAGAAGCGATGCTACTCCTCAACTTCATTACTTGCTGAGGAGTAAGCACTACTTCTTTACTTGGTTTCTTAGGAGCAGGCATTAAAATGGGATCTCGTCCCCTTGATCTGCTCCATTAACTACAGGTGGTGACGAAGGAACGGAAGAATCCACCTTGTAGTAAGCACCAAATCTCTTCACCCTACTACCTTCACGTTCAGTACCAGAGTTATCAGTGTAACTGTCTGGCTCTACATGAACTCCGACATTCAACCCGACAAGGGTTGCAATGTCTCCTGGTTTATCTGGGCTAGTATGACCACCATGAGTAAGTAGAGATTTTAATTTCTCTCTTCCCCATTTTTGTGCATTAAGTTTATTAGTTTTTTCTGTGTCACTCATTGATTCAGACACAGGTAAGTGAACATTAATAAAATCTTTTATTGTTCCTCCACTCTCTATATCTTTCAACTCTACCATTACTTGTGAGCCACCACTTCGTGTTGGTCGTACTTCAGCAGTACTGATAGTACACACATAGTCTCCTTTTTTTAAAATTGATCCACCACTTGTTTCTCGTTGTGTATCAACTCCGTTTAAATCTATATCTCTAAATGAAAATGACATTATGCAGCCTCCTTCTTATTCTTAGGTTTATCTTCCATTATTTTAAATAGTTCTGTGATATCGGATGTACGCATTACAGCCTCTATCTTTCTATTAGGATCTCGAACTTTACCCTTCCATCCACGTACCTCATCAGTCACGAGGAATCTCTCTACCTTTGGATCAGTACGATCTCCGTCTGTAGTACGAACTCCACACAAGACATTGTCAAAGATTGCAGGTAATTGTTTTTGTACACTGCCACCTTTAATCATCGCCCAGTAATCTGTTTCACCATTGTCGTTTGTTTCTTCTTTAGCTAAAGCAGTAACAACAACATTGTATGGTAGATCCCTAATCCATTTCACACTGCCTAACATGAGTCTTTGGTTATCACCCCACATAGCAAGTTTGTTTCTGCTATCTTTATACTCAAGTTCTAAATGTTGTATTAGTCTGTCAGATAATTCTGTTAAACTATCTAGCATTACCCACTTGTATCCAGCTGATTTAAAATCATCGCTATCCATAATCTTACAGATACCTCTGAACGAGTAGATATTTTTTGAAGGATCATTATCACTATCCCATGATGTAAAGGGTAGGTAATCAATGTCTGCATTCATTACTGAACGCAATCCACTTTCCCCACTTATGATAAATCCTTTACCATAATACTTCTGCATATTTATTGCTTGGGTTGTTTTACCCCAGCCATGATGCCCGTATAATAAAGTTTTTTGTACGCCTGAATTTTCTACAGCTGATGTTTTCATAGGTTTAAACGTCATGAAGACTCCTTATTTCTATAACTGGTTTCACATTTCTTACAGTAAGAGCATCTTTTAATTTTGTTTGCTCTCCAAGATGAAGGTTTTTAAATTTGTTTCTATGAACACTCAGTGTTTGATTGACATGTGAAGGCACTCCGCCTTTGTACATGGTGGCTAGTTTGTGATTATCCCACACCCAATTCTCTCTACGTTTTAAAGTTACAGAATAATTATCTGTTTCAATATGATGTGTCCCTGATTCAGAAGGTAGATGTGTAGCAATCTCTTGCTCCACAGTTTCTAGCTTATACTTTAATCGATCTACTTGATCCTTTAATGTATTCGCTGTACCAACTAATTTATCAAGATCATTCGTACGAGTTATTGATGTTGAGGGGGATGTAGTTTTAGTATGATTGAAAGGATTACCTCTCATATTTTTCACCTCTTGTTAATTGTTCAATATCAGATCATTATCATCTAATACTTTTTGCTATCTTTAGTTCTAATATTGTTGACAAAGTATGTCAAGGTTTATAAAAAGTATGTGTGTTGGATACAATACATAAACTTGGAGACAAAATGAACTTAAATATATCAAGGTTAATCAACGATTTAGGTGGAGCTGCTGCCGTAGCAAAGGCTCTCAACAAACACAGAACTGCCCCCTATGGGTGGATACAAAGAAAAAAAATATCAAGCGACATACTAGAACTGATTAAGAAACATTACCCAGAGGTTAAAATTGATGAATACTTTGAACACACTACCACAAACTAATTTAGTACAAGAAGAAGCAATAGAATATATTGGAAGAGGATGGTCAGTTATACCTATTCATCCAACACAAAAGATACCACTCATTAAGTGGAAAGAATATCAATCACGTTTAGCAACAGAAGATGAAATAGATTATTGGTTTAAAAAATTTCCTGATGCACAGATAGCTGTAGTAACAGGAACAATATCTGGATTGATTGTTGTTGATGCTGATAGTGATGATGCAAAAAGATTTTGTAAAGCAAATAATTTGGTATCACCTTTTGCAGTTAAAACTAAAAGGGGTATGCATTATTATTTCCAACATCCTAAACATGGATACAGAAAAAAGAATGCAACAAACTTATATGGATTTTCTCATTTAGATTTACGTGCTGATGGTGGATATGTATTAGCACCACCTAGTCATGGTAAAGCTTGGGAGCCATTCACTGTTGACTGGGAAGATATGCCTATGTGGTCAGGTGATGGTGACTTAGTTGATGTTAATTTTTCGTGGGAAAACCTAGACTTATCAAGTGTACAGGTAAAAAAACCAGAAGACTATCTACCTATGTGGGAACGTATGGAGATACAAATAAAGAAAGATGGATTGTTACGTGAAGGTGATGGACGTAATGATATGTTAATTCGTTTTGCTGGAGAGAAAGTTAACAAAGGAATAACAGGAAGACAGCTAAGAGATATATGTGTCAAATTTACTGACACATTTTTTACACACTCATTAGAGAAGGAAGAGTTTGAAAATACAATTGCAAGTGCAGAAGAAATGCATCGTAATGAAAACCCACACCTTTATGATGATGGTGGTAGAATAAATAAAAAGTTTAGACCAATCTATGCAAGTGACATAGAAGGATTAAAAGAGGTAACAAGTAATCAAAAATATTTAGTTGATCCTTTCTTACGACCAGCATCTATCATACAAGTTTATGGTTACTCTGGTCATGGTAAATCATTTATAACGTTGACTACCATGTGGCATCTAGCATTAGGTAAAAACTTTGGACCATTTGAAATCAATGCACCTCAACGTGTGTTGTATATGGATTTTGAAAATGGTGCGAGTACAGTCACTGATCGTTTAGACATCATGAATAAATCCTACGGAGATCCAGATACTAACATGATGTATTGGTCATCAGCACTCATCAAGTCAGAGGATGGTGGTGATATGAATCTACAGACAGAGGAAGGGTTAGATATTTTACAAGGTTGGTTGAATGAATTGAAACCAGATGTCGTTGTCTTTGATACTATCCGTACAGCTTTCCCTGGCTTGATGGAGAACAACGCAGAACAATGGGCAAGGATTAATAGTATCTGTCTGAAGGTAAGAAACAATGGTGCGTCTGTTATCATGCTGCATCATGCTAACAAACCTACACAAGATGGATTAGGTAGAGAAGCTGGATCAACCAACCAATTAACTGTCGTTGATCAACAGCTAAGGATTACACCTATTGTGGAAGACAAGGAAATAGCTAGGATTAAGGCAGCTAAACATGATCCCGCTAAGATAGTAGGATTAAATAAGTTACTTGAGGCAGACAGTAGACTAGGTTTAACGATAGAGATGTCTTATGGAAAGCTTAGGGATCATACTGATAACCATGCCACTGTATCTCTTGGCTTCGCAGAAAGACTTAAGTCTGGTGAACAATACATTGTATCTGAATCCTCTCCTAAACAGAAGGTTTTACGTATGGGTATGAATGGTATGGAGCCAAACAATATAGCTAGGTTGTTAATGATACCAACAAGAACAATCAGAAAATGGTTAGGCTTAGATGATTAAGATAGATGATTATCCTTTAGTTAAAGTTACATGGGTAGACGCAAAGGATGGGTTGGCTGGCTGGGAAGATGTGCAAGAAATAATTAATTATGATTTAGCTACTGTCGTTGACGTTGGGTGGATGGTAGCTAAAGACTCCCGAAAAATTGTGATCATGGGTAGCTTCTGCACAAGTGATGAGGATCCTCAAGAAGGTGGTAGATACACGGCTATCCCTACTAGCTGGGTAACTAAGGTTGAGTATTTAAAAATTGATAAAGTGAAGGTGATACAATGACTACGCTACGCTTCGCTTCACTAGCCTTATCTCAACAAGACAATCGAAGATTGGCTTGTCTTCGCTAAAGCAAGCATTGTATCAGTAATTTCAAGACTGTCAACCTATCGTACATATAGCTATACTTTCTCTAGTCTTTTTTATCTTGTAGTTATCCACAAGTTACGATAAGTATATATAAGATACTACATAGTGTATGTATTTTAACAAGGGGGATACTCTATATAGGGGTAACAAAATGGGAAAGACATGCCAAAGAGAGTACCTGTCACTGAGCAGGATTTGAATTGGTTACGTCAGAACATACATGAACTAACGATTAAAAATGTAGCATCCAAGTTTGATTGTTGCATTGATACTGCGAAAAGAATCTTACACAGAAATGACATCATGCATTTCGATGGAGCCAAATACGAGAAGCGTAGGGAACACGATTTAAAGATGTGGAGTCGACCCTGTATGGGTTGCAAGTCTACTAAGGAACGACCCAAAAATTTATACTACTGTGATAGCTGTCGTGAGAAGCTAGAGATTGATAACTTCTGGGATATCAATGGCTAGATATACTTACTTTGAAACAGGAGATCCATTCTCTGAATGGCATCGTCAACAACAAGGTATTCGCCAGATCGATATAGACGGATGCGAAGTCTGTGAACATTGCTATTCTCCCCTCGCCTTGTCGGAGACAGCGTATGACAAGGGACAATCCTTTAAAGCCTTCTGGACGACACGTTTACTAGCATTAAAGGCTAACATCCCAGCCTATCTAATCTTGTATGAGGTAGATGAGGCATCTGAGAATCGTGATGTCGTTGGTTTACGCATCAAACGCATCGCACCAGAAGTATCTAAAGACTGGATTAAAATAAAACCAGAGGATTTCAGAAAGGAATTACTCAAGATTCAAGAAAAACACAGAAAGGTTTGTCATAAATTACATGAGTGGAAAGACACCAAAGCGTAAAGGTAGTGGCTTCGAGAGAGAGATAGCAAAGTATCTCAATGAGAAGCTAGGTATCAATTCGTATCGTACACCCCTGAGTGGAGCGATACAAAACTTACGTGCCGACTTGATGGGTACACCTGACTTACATGTGGAGTGTAAGCGTACCGAGAAGTTTCAAATCTATGCAGCATTACAACAGGCAGAGAAAGCCAGAGACAAAGGTACACTGGTGACTGTCATCAACAGACGAAACAAAATGACAACGGGTGAGTCTCTTGTCGTAATGCGTCTGGATGAGTGGCTTCAATTGTATGCTGCGTATCTGAAAGAGGAAGGAATGTAGTGAGGTTAGAATTCTGTGTAGCTTGTGGCACACAGGAGAATTTACATCACCACCATCTTATCCCTAAGAGTCGTGGTGGAAGTGACAATGAATCGAATTTAATAACTGTCTGTCAACATCATCATGCATTAATCCATCACACAAGATGGAATGGAAACCTTAGTGAATTAATTAAGGCTGGATTACAACGTGCAAAGAATGAAGGTAAACGTACACATGGTACACCTGAAGAGATGCAACGCTTACAAGAAATAAAAAGAAAACAATACCTTGAGTTTTGTCTGTCGTTGTTACCATACATTGTGCCAGGGATTACTCGCAAGGAACAGGCAGATATATTTGAGGATCATCAGTTTAAAAGATTCAGAAGTTACAAAGGAATGACGGGTAGGTGGGACGATCACGGAGTGTTAAAAGTTATAAGGTGTCTACAGAGAAATGGTAAAATATAAATTCGCAGAAGGTAGGAAAGAAGATATCACTATCATGGCAAAGACTATGTGGGGTGAGGCACGAGGTGAATCAGACGAAGGCAAAGCTGCTGTCGGATGGGTGATACGTAATCGTGCAGAGAAACCTAGATGGTGGGGATTAACTATTGCTGGTGTATGTTTAAAGAAATGGCAATTCTCTTGTTGGAACGCAAATGATCCTAACGCAGAGAAGATAGCTAACCTAAGTGATGAGGAGTTGTCTCCCTTTATCCTTATCGCTGAGAGTGTACTCGATGGTGAGGTAGACGATCAACAGGTGGAGCTACTCACTATCATGTACATGGTATGAAGAATATGCCAAAGTGGAGTGAAGGGATGACACC